GCGAATCAAGCTGGTCATCCGGCTACCGAACCACCAAGCCACGGCGGTTCCGGCCAACATCATGAAGCTCTGTATAGCTTCGACCTTCAAGTATTGGTCTTCGATCAGAAAGAAGCTGATGAATGAGCCAAGTACCAAACCAATAGTCAGGAAGGGGCGGGTGACGGCGCGGACGTTAGCTGCCCACGGAGACACCTTCTCAGTCATGTCGGCAGCAGATGCGGACTGTGAGGCCGCAAATGCGTTCCAAGCGGCTAGGGCTTCAGCGGAAGCAGCCTGCTTATCTAGCATATCTAGGGCGAACTTGTTATCCTGCCGCTTTTCCCAGATGCGCAGAGCACTCGTAGCCAACGAGCCAAAGAGACCAAACAGACCTCCCGTTCCGGCGTTGAAGAGGAGTTCGGTGATTACGCTCATGTTAAGTAACGTAATTTACTTGGGCCATTCCACGCCAACGGCTACCGCTGTCGTCCGTGATGAACACAAAGACGTGGGTCTTACCTGTGCTAAGAGTTGGGGCCGTATCGTTGGGCCATTTAACGGCAGCAGGCCAGCTAATCGTGCCGGACGTATTCTCAATCTCCACAATCATGCCATACGCACCGCTGGGCACGTTGCTGAACGTAAAGGTGGAGTTGCCGCTAATCGTCTTCGTGAAGTAGTTGCCCTGTGAGCAATCAATATCTAGCAGGGATACAGCCGTAACCGACCCCTTGTACTGCCCAGTCACTTCAAGGCTCGTAAACTTGCCGGAATTGGCCGTAGAAGAGCCAATAGGAAGCGGGGTAGCAAACAACTGAGCCGCCGTAGTCTTGCGCAAAGCCGTATCGGCTGAGCTATGGACTAGGATGGTGTCGGCAGAGGCGAGGACGGTCTTGGCCGTCTGGTCCGTAATGGCTCCCGGCAAAAGCACCGCATCATCAACGTGGTTGTTGAGATTGGTCGAAGTAACTAGGTTCGACGGCGAGGTCGTCCCGTAGGTGGTGCCTTTTTGAATTTGAGCCATGACTTAGTATATCAAGGCTTTGTGGGCCAAACTACATTATGCGGAAACCCTGCCTGAGAGGGAACATCGCGGAGAGCCTGACGATAAGCCGTCCATTGGATCTTAGCGGCGTTATCCAGCGGCGTGTCGTTAAGCTGGGTCCAATCGCACTCAGTTAGCTTGGTATTACGCTCAGAGCGGACTTGCTTAGCCTTCTGGCTATCAATCTCGGCCTGCTCTTCAGGGGTGTACGAACGCCAAATCTTTGTTTCCACCACTTCGCTAGGAAGGATGGCAAACACCGAGCCGACAAACTTCTCCTGCACATCGCCTTCCACAAGGCGGACGGGAAGCCAACCAAGCTCTCGAAGCCCATCATCATCCATCTGGTCGAGGCCAGAGATATTACGCCATGAACGGGGAAGTCCACGGGGGCCGTCGGCAATAACGCCGTTTTCAACGAAGCAGTAGTTCATGGGAATAGTTTAGGCTCTTAATTTCTTCAAAAGGGTGGGTCCAGTCGCCATACTTCTGTTGGCGGAACAACCGCATGGAGTTGTAATAGGGCGTCTTATTGCCGGGTTCGGCATACAGATAATACCCCATAATTGGAATGACAACCCAAGTGGGGATACCCATAGCCGCAGAAAGATGGCTTACGGACGTACAGCTACTAATTACAAGGTCGCAGGAGCTAACTGCCTTATGGGTGTCATGCCATGTTTGCAGGGGTACGTCTTCCACCCAGCTTGGCTTGAACTCTAAATCGGAATCGCGCTGGAGGGAGATGAATTCTACGTCGTCGCGCTTGACGGCATCAAAGAACAACTGGGCTGGAAACAGCTTGTGGTGCTGGGCCTCAAACTGCTTGTTGCCCGACCAACGAAGCCCTACCCGTAGCTTCTTACCGGGAACATTGAAGTCGGTGTTGATGTATGCATCTCCTCGGATGGATCTACGGTTTAGCCCGAGGTACATAGGGCTAGACATCCCAGACATCCAATAGTCGTGGAATACCCCATATTCCGCGCCATGCTGCACTACAGCATCAGCCAGTTCCGTAGAGGCGATAAATGGCACTAGTTCACCAGAGCAGCTAACGATAGGACTATAACCGTTTGACCGCAGATTGCGGGTGTAGCGTAGCTGGTGAAGCTGATCTCCAAGTCCGCCCTCCAACTGAAGAAGGATGGTGTGGCCGCTGCTACCATTCCACTCAGGCTGCGGACTATTTGGTTGGCTATTGCCAAATACACCCACCTTGCGCCCACGATGAAGGAGCTTGTAGCCTTCTTCAATGTTGCCATCACGCAGTTCGTACCAGCCACGGTTGTAGGCTGCGCGGTGGTCGTTGGGGCGTTCTATCTTTAGTTTGTCTGCGATCCGTTGACCCTCGGCGAAATCGCCCATCGTCGAAGCCGTCAGTTGCAAATCGAGAAGATCAATGTCTGGCGTGGTTCGCGGTTTAGAAAGCCAGAACTCAGGCTGACAAAATTCGCTGTAGTGGTGAGCTAAGACATCACGCGGCGACTGATTGTGCTGCCGTCCTAGCTTCGGCTTGATGTCGTGCAGACCAGCGACACCGTGCAGTCCCTCGTCGTCCTCCTTCACGGTCGATCCATCAATGCGTTCAAAGTCGTACTCAAACGGGTCGAGGCCGAGGAAGTCGTGGATGCGCTGAAGTTGTGTGCGCGGGTCGGCCAGAAGGTCTTCGTACTCTACGAACAAAAAGCACTCTGGATCAGCCAGATAGCCAGCCTGCAAGACCTGATAGGACGATTTTAGATGCGCCGTCAGTCCTGACTGCTGAATGAAGTCGTCTAGGTTTTCTGGCTTTGCTACGCGGACGAACGAGGCCATGCAGTCTGGCACACTACGAACCGTGGCGATGATGCGCGGTTTGTGGCCTAGCACTTGAGCCATTGCAGAAACAACTACTGGGAGCGGCCAGTTGCGCGCCTTGTCGATGACAACGGGCTTCGACGTAATCTCGTCGTAGTACCCGTGAATCAAGCCACGCATTGCGTTGGCTAGTTTCTTCCGGTCGCGGTCGTTCTTTTCTAGCAGCGGCTCGCGGTGCCACGTTGTTGCCAACGCATCAAGCGCAGCACCAAGACCAGAGGTAGTTGAAACGTGCGTTTGCGGATTCTGGTTAAGAATTGCCGCAAGTACCGTTGATCCAGAACGCGGCAGGCCAGACAAGAAGTGCAGCTTCTTGGTCAAGTTGTTATTCACTTGGCCTTTGTAACAGTCTCTACCGTAAGGTAAAGAATTTTATGTTACTCTTGTGTAGTGGCTATCGTGTGGCCGCCACACGCAACCTTACTCCATGTACTTAACGCCCCAACTTGTATAGGAGATAAACGATTGGTTGTATCCATTAGGCCAAGCTGGCCATAGTTGTTACGTCCCCAAGCCCACAATGTTTTGTCGGTCTTAGTTACTATGGTGTGAAAGCCGCCACACGCAACATTGTTCCAAGTCGTTAACGATCCAACCTGTACAGGCGATGAACGATCAGTTGTGTCTCCTAAACCGAGTTGTCCATAATAGTTAGAACCCCAAGCCCACAATGTTCCGTCAGTTTTAGTAGCTATGGTATGTATTCCAGCCGCATTGGATGCAACCTTACTCCATGTAGTTAATCCGCCAACTTGTACGGGCGATGAACGGTTAGTTGTATCTCCTAGTCCAAGTTGGCCGTTGCCGTTCTGTCCAAAAGCCCACAATCCCCCATCTGTCTTAGTAGCTATAGTGTGAGTGCTTCCACACGCAACGTTACTCCATGTTGTCAGTGCTCCCACCTGAATGGGAGATGAAACATTGATTGTATTTCCTAAGCCAAGTTGGCCAGTAGTGTTACGTCCCCAAGTCCACAATGTTCCATCCGTTTTAATAGCTACGGTGTGGGCTTGCCCACACGCAACATTGCTCCAAGTAGTTAACGCCCCAACCTGTACAGGAGATGAACGATTGGTTGTGTCCCCTAGGCCGAGCTGGCCGAAATTATTACGTCCCCAAGCCCACAATGTTCCGTCTGTCTTAGTGGCTATGGTGTGGTAGTTGCCGCACGCAACGTTGTTCCATGTCGTTAGTGCTCCGACTTGTACAGGTGATGAATGACTGGTTGTATTTCCTAGGCCTAGTTGGCCGTTGCCGTTATAACCCCAAGCCCACAATGTTCCGTCAGTCTTAGTGGCTATGGTGTGGGCGTTGCCGCACGCAACGTTGTTCCATGTCGTTAGTGCTCCGACTTGTACAGGCGATGAACGATAGGTTGTGAACCCTAGGCCTAGCTGGCCGAAATTATTACGTCCCCAACTATAAAGATCATACTCAGGACCGCTTGGCCCTCCAGCACCCATTGCAAGTTTGATAACGTTCGGGTCCATAGATATTAGTTAACGTAGTCCACTAGGGAAGCACCACGCCAGCGCGTGCCGCCATCGTCGGTTACAAAGATAAAGATGTGGGTTTTGCCCGTGGTTAGGGTCGGAGCCGTATCCTTGGGCCACTTTACAGCGGCAGGCCAAGTGATAGCACCAGAAGTATGCGTCACTTCAAGTGCAAAAGCAAATGAACGACTAGACGGAGGATTGCTAAAGGTGAACGTAGAATCCGCCGCAATAGTCTTGGTGAAGTAGTTGGCCGTCGAGCAGTCGATGTCCAACGCGCCTACTGCCGTGATGTTGGAAGCATAGTTGCCATTAAGGTCTAGGCGGGCAAGAGGGGTTCCCTCGTTAATGCCAATGCGATCAACCGAGGCATCTGAGAAGAACAGGTTGGCCGCCGTGTCACCCTCGATGCGGAAGTCCTTATCGGCACCCGCGTCATTAAAAGTAAACGTGCCGCCATCAAATCCTACATTGCCTGTAGCGTCCAGCGTCGTGAACTTGCCAGCGGCGGGAGCGGTTGCGCCAACGGTGCCATTGATGTTGATCGAGGCCGTTCCCGTGAGGTTGGTTACCGTTCCCGATGTAGGTGTACCCAAGGCACCACCGTTAACCACAAACGCGCCAGCGGTGTCCGTATTGACCCCTAGAGCGGTAACAACGCCAGTACCCGTAGTGATGGTGGATGGCGCGGCTCCGGCACCGCCGCCAACAACAATGGCATTAGATGCCAATGCGCTGGACGAGGCTAGGGTGCCGCTTGCCGTAAAGGCCAAAACACCGCCAGAGGTGCCAGAGGTTAGGCCCGTTCCGCCATTAGCTACAGCCAACGTACCAGCGAGGGTAATCGTACCGCTTCCGATGACAGGACCTCCCGAGGTGGTTAGGCCCGTAGTCCCACCAGATACGTCAACACTTGTAACGGTGCCCGTGTATTGATCGGCAGACGAAATCGTAAAATTGGGGTAGGTTCCCGTGATGGTGGTCGTTCCGCCCTGCGTTAGAACCACCGTCTGATCCGGCGAAGAGTTGGTGATGGTAAAGTTGGGGTACGTCCCTGACGTAGAGATACCTGTTCCTGCTGTAAGCACCACCGTTTGGTCAGGAGCCGTGTTGGTTACGGTAATGCTGCCCGTGGAAGTAATTGGCCCACCAGACACGCTAATGCCCGTACCAGCAGTAAGATCGACACTCGTTACGGTGCCAGCACCGTTCGTAGTCCACTCGACATCCGTTGCCCCAGAGTTAAGGCTTAGCACCTTATTTGCATTACCCGTATAAGAGGGCAGCAAATTAACTCGCGCATCGGCGGCAGTAGTAGCTCCGGTGCCACCTTGATTGATGGCTACGGTGCCACTAATTGCCGTGGACACGGGAGTGTCCAACAACAGCGTCTTGAAGATGTCCATTATTAGAGGTAGTTGAGTTCCTGCGCCTCAATTACAGCATCGGTAGAGGCTTCGCGGATTGCACGGGCTTTAAGCACCATCGTGCGCGTCCAGTAGGCCGAGCTATTGGCTGGCATACGGAACCCCTTGGAGGCCGTAGGATCGGTGGTTCCATCGAAGGTAACACGAATATCCGCTCCCGTCACCTGTACCAGAAGATGTTCCGTATCGGTAGCCAACGTCCAATCAAGGAAAGCTACAGCCGATGAGCTAACTGTGCGCTGCTTGTGCGTCGTGCCATTCTGCGGAATAGCCTGCGACGGGGTATTGACGATGCGTGCGTTAGGCATGGCTTAGACGGAGAAGGGGGTTGCCTGTACGGCGGCATCACTCGCGCCTGCGCGGATGAACTTAGCCAGTCGGGCCGTTTCCTTGTTCCAAAGGAAAGGCTGCACACCAGCCTTGAACAGATGGCCGTTCGTGGATGACGGATTGCTACCGTCAAACGTCACCATCACGTCGTTCGTCTGCACATCGACCAAAATGTACTTGGTCTTGGAAGAGGTCCAATTCGCATCAAGCGAAACGACTGCGGTGCTAACCGTCAGACGCTGATCGGCTTCGCCAGTCGGCTGGGGGTAGAGATTGACTACGAGTGAGTTATTCATGTTTAGCGGAACTGGCGTGAGGTGTAGGTAGAGATGCGGCGGAACAGGTTGTTCATATTACGCTGCTGGCTGGCCTTAGTAAGTTCGGTGTCGAGGTACATCTGCGCAACAGCCTCTTCAGCCATTGCCTTGTCCACTTGACCGTCCATACGAAGAAAATCTGCATAGGTGGCGTGCCCGACGTAATAGAACCACTCTTGAGGAATGGTAGCAGATGCCGTCGTATAAGGACCATCCCAAATAGCTTTATAAGTAACAAAGAAGCCATCAAGCTCAGGATAGTTGCCAACGATGTTGGCTCCGTTGCTATCAACAAAGAAGTCGTATTCCCAGCCGCCAACACCCTGCACGGGGTTGCGGTCATGCAGGCGCATAAAGATTTCTACGTCAGGCATCGTAACGGGGGTAAGTAGTCCCGTGCCTGTGTAGGTTTCGGTGCCTGTACCAGAGGCCAGTTCGTAGGTTACGGTCTGCCCATCAACAGAAGTGATTGAGTATGTGCCGTTTGGGTTAGTGCTACCACTTAGCCCAGACACTGTGACATTTTGTCCCACTACAACATCGAAGTCCACACCGCCCGTAACGAAGGTGACGGTGGTCCCGCTGCGCGTAGCAGAAGAAGCCATGCGGGTGCCGTTAGCAGAATCGTAGCTGTACGGCACAATGCCATTAGGGGCAGGGCGAGCATCCAACCGCATATAGCGCGGCCAGACATCGCAAGAGTCATAGGCTTGCCGCAGCCGCCTGTTGGCCATCGCCAGAATCTTCGTGGATTCCGTAGGCGCAAATTCATCGACGCCCGCAAGGGACTCGATAAGGTCGAACAGGTCGGTGTAGGTGCGGTTGGTCATTACGCTTTATTGGGCGAAAGCTCTGGCATCTTCTTGTTGAAATAGGACATGAACTCGCGGCTATGCACCGTCTC